CGTCCGCGCCACCCTGCGACAGGGCCACCACGTGGTCGAGCTCGAAGCCATGCGGGTACGCCACCAGACGGCCACACTTCGCGCAGTGCGGATCCTTCGACCAGATGCGCAGCCTGCGGCTCTGTAGCGTGCGTCCGGTGATACGGCGATCGCTGGCGGTGGGCACACTCTGCACCCTGCTGCCCAGCGTGGCCAACCTTGGGCGCAGCGTGGTGAGCTTCACCGCTTGCCCCGCACCACGCCGCATGCGTTGTCGGTGCTGATCAGTTCCGCTTGGAGCCACTGGATCCAGGCGTCGGCGGCGTCGGCTCCTGCAACAAGGTCCGCCGCGCCTGTTGCCCGAAGGTCGGCGTACCCATCTTGTCCTGCGGGATCGGCGGCAGCGTCACCGTCGGCGGGTCCGGCCGCAGTACAGGACCACCACGGGCGCAAGCTGACAGCGCCACCGCGCAGGCCAGCAACGAGATCAGCACGGGCACGCTTCGCATCGGACTTCGCCTCCTGGTAACGGGCATCGGCCGCGGCGCGGTCGACCTTGGCCTGCTCGCTGGCGGCCTTTGCCTTGTCGGCTGCAGCACGAGTCTTCTCGGCCAAGTCGCCGAGGATCTCCGCGTAGTAGCCCTTGGTGACGGCATGGTCGCGGCGCTCCTGGTCCAGTGCGGCCGCGCCCTTGTCGTAGCCGCACCTCACGAGGCCACCCGCGAGCAGCGCGAGGAGGACCAGCGCCGCACCCCAGCGCATCAGGATCGGATACGGGTTCACTGGCGCGGCTCCTTCGTGACGAACGTGTCGCCCACGTTGCCGGCCAAGTACAGTCCGAGCAGCCACTTCGTGTAGTCGATGAACTGCTCGGGTGTGATCAGGCCGAGCGCGAACGCAGTCGCGGCCATGAGGATCAGCACGCAGGTCAGGATGAACTTCCGGCTGGCGTAACGCGGATCCATCAGACGGCTCCCATGCACAGCGTGTATTCCGCCTGCCGGCGATTCGCCAGCCCGCGAACGAATCGGTATTCCCACGAGCCATTCGCCAGCCGGCGGCCGGTCTTCACGTAGCTCCACACCGGACGGCCGGCGTCCGACCGGTACAGGCGCTGGCAACCCAGCTGCCACTCGCCGGCGTTCCACGCGCGCATCGCCGAACTGCCGCACGTCGCCGACACACCGAAGTTCCAGGCATGCGACGTTGCGGCGTCGAACACCGCCTGCGACGGGTTGCGGGTGAAACAGCGCAGCAGGTTCGTCTGCACCGCGACGATCGCGCGCCGCTCCTCCGCCTCGCACTTCGCAGCCGACCAGGTCTCGCCGACGATGATCGGCGTGCGCGTCACATGCTTCGTGAGCCCGCGACACACCGTAGGCAGACCCTGCGCCAGCTTGTCGGCGTACACCGTCAGCTGCGATCCGTCTTCCCAGCGGCCGAGGAAGGCGTAGACCATCGCCGAGCACAGCACCAGGCCCGCACCGATCCCGGTGCCGACCTTGGCGCCGCTCTTGCTCATGACGCGCGCGCCCCACGCAGCTTGCTCACCTTCCGCCAGATCCATTCGCCGATCAGGATCAGCGAGTAGACAGCGGCGAGGAACGCGGCGATGGTCGGCCAATCGAAGCCGGCCAGGTACGAGGCGACAAAGCCGACAGCTGCCGTTCCGTTTGCGGTGTCGGCGACGTTGCTTCGCACAGGCGTTTCCCCTTGGTGGATAGATGAATCCGGTCAGCGCCGCGCACGCCGACTCCCCCGAATCGACGGGCAGCGCTGACCGGAAGAGGTGCCCGGCGACCCCGCGAACGGAGCGCATCGACGGCGACGAGGAGCCGCGGCCGGGCGTAGAAGACGGAAACGAAAAAGCCCCCGGCTTTCGCCGAGGGCTTCTATCGCATCGTGCCCGGAACGATACTGGTTCTAGTCTGACTGTCAACGGGATTTCGAAAGCGCATGCCGTACTGCAAGGTTTGCCAACAGGAAGTGGCTAAGCTCGTGCGCTGCCATATCTATCCCCATTCGATGGCGCGTGAGTTGGCTGCCGAAGACGGTGGTCACCTGCTGTCGATGTCGGACCGATTCGGGCCGCGTATGAGCGTGGCGCATGCTGGAATCTTTGACGACGACATCGCCTGTGAGGAGTGCGAGCGCCGCTTCGGCCCCGCCGACGACTACGCCGTCTACTTCAGACGCGCAGTGCTTAACTTGTCGCTTCCCTTCAGTGTCGAGCGCTTGCATCCGACGCAAGATTTTCCAACGTTTAGGCTTCCAACGTTCCGAGCTGATCCGACGCGCCTGCATTCCTTTGCGATGAACACGCTCTTTCGATCCTTACTGAGCGATCGATGGGAGCATGACCAGATCACTGAGGCATTCATCGAGCAGGAAGTGCGCATGTCGCTCGGCTCCGGCGATCCGACCATCAGTTCTGGTCGTGAGGTCTGCATCATCTTCACGATGAGCGATGTGGGCGCCTATTTGGGCACCCCTCACCTTCTTCCACACCCAGACCACCCAAAGTACGTGCTGCAGATGCCCAAGATGACGATATTCGTTGACGCTGGCACGAATGGCTTGGGGCCAGGTTTCAGCGTTCTGGCATTGCGCCCTGGCGCTCACGTTGCGGTCTGGCGACGCAGGGAGCCCGTTCTCGAAGAGTTGAAGTGGCCGTCCGAGATCATGGCGGCGCTTGGCGATCGAATTGACAACTTCGACAACGTACGACGCAAGCGCCGCGGCAAGTAATCACGCCGCGCGAGCGATTCCCGTCAACACCCCACGCACCTCTGCGACTCCTAGGTCATGCTCGGCGAAGTACTTTGGCCGGGAGAGACGTGGGAGGTTGTGCCCCATGCACAGCTCGTTTGCCGCTTCGAAGCGTTCCACCCCGCGGCGGCCGCGTCCGCAGTAGTACGCCCGGAGCACCACAGCACGCACCAGGTTGTACCGCGCGATGTCGCAGACGATGTCCTCGATCTGCTGCGGCTTCAGGGGGGTCTCCAGCGGCTTAAAGCCTATGACGCGCGGTGGCATGTCCCCCTTGTGCTCGATCAGAACCTGCAGCCTGTCCTTCGACCGGTGCCCGAGGTATTCGCAGTCGCGGTGCAGGGCAAACTCCAGCCCCCATTCTTCGAGGCGGTCACGCACGTAGACGCCGAATGTGTCGACCTGTTGGGCCATGCTTCCCCCTACGCTGCCTTCTTCTTGAACTGCTTCGTGAGCTGGTCGTTGATGTGGAACACGTCTTCGCGCAGGGCGACCAGCGTGACGTTGCGGTCGTAGGTGCCGACCTCCATTAGGTGGCTCGCGCGCACGTCGTTGCTTGCCCAGACGATGCGGCGCCTGGTGGTCAAGTACAGCGTGCGCCGACGACGCGGAGGCATCTTCAGCAGCACATCCCACGCCTTCTCTATCTCAATGGCTAATGCCTCGCTCACGCTGCTCTCCTCCAGTTCTGCACCAGCGCCATGACTTCGTCCCGCGTGGTGACCGCGTACAGCTGCCCTCCGCGCCAGTCACGCGCGAACGCCTGCTGGTTCGGATTGAGCCCGGCGCGGCCATAGGCGGTCTCGGGGTTCTTGAACTCGACCAGGTGGTTGCGGCCGATGCAGCCCACCACGACGTCAGGCCATCCGGCGACACCGGCATGCGACAGGTCCTGCACCGAGCAGCCCAGCTGTTCGAATGCCTTCGTCAGGTCGTTGTGATTCGCGTCTCGTTTGCTGCGATTGCGGGTCATGCGGCTTCTGCGATCTCGATTACTTGGTTCTGGAAGTCGAGCAATTCGTCGTCGGATCCGAAGTCGGCGCGGAAGCGGCGCGGCTCATCGGCGTACGACGGGCCGAGGCCGAACGAAAGCTGGCAGCCCGGGTACGGCTTCACGCCGCGGTGGTGCCACTGGCATAGCCCGATGGTGTAGTCGTGCCCTCGCCGCTTTTGTCCATGCTTCCCGCCGACCGTCAGGTGATGAATCTCGGCCGGGACGCGCGGCACGCCCTTGATCCAGCAGCAGATGCAGCCGATCTCCTTGATGAGCGCGAAGCGGTGCGCCTGTGCTGCCGTCGGCGTGGTGGTGGATCGCCCCTGCTTCATGGCGCCGCTGCCTCTTTGCCTCGCAACACCCGACGGCGCGGCCTCGGCTCTTCATCGTCGAAGCCGTCCGAACTGGTGCCAGCTGCAGGCCCCTTGCCGTACATGGGCCGCGGGCCGTGGTGGTCGTGGAAGCGGAAGCGCGACAGGTCGTGGCGCAGGTACGCGGTGTCGGTGGCGCCGTGACGGTTCTTGCCCAGGATGAACTCCGCGATGCCCGGCGCCGTCGAGCGGTCCTTGGTGTAGTAGTCGTCTCGGTATAAGAAGGCGATGACGTCCGCGTCCTGCTCCAGCGCGCCCGATTCGCGAAGGTCCGCCATGGTCGGCCGCTTGTCCGTGCGCGACTCCAGCGATCGATTGAGCTGCGACAGCGCGATCACCGGGCACTTAAGTTCCTTGGCCAGTAGCTTGAGCCCGCGAGAGATCTCGGAGACTTCCTCGTGGCGCTTGTCGCCCTTGCCGGTCCCCTCCATCAGCTGCAGGTAGTCGATCACGATCAGGCCGAGCCCCGGTTCACCCTTCGCCTTGAGCTTTGCGTGCATGCGCCTGGCGCGCGCGGCCAGCGCGGCGATGTTGACGCACGCCTCGTCGTCAATCGCGAGGGGCATCTCCTTCAGTGCGCGGATGGCATCCGTGAGGATGCTCCAGTCCTCATCTTCCAGCCCGCCCTCACGCCGCAGCTTCGAACTGTCGATCCCCGATTGCTGGCTGATCAGACGCGTGGTGATCTGCTGCGTCGACATCTCCAGCGAGAACAGCGCGACGTGCCGGCCGCGACTGGCCGCTGCGTCGCAGAATTCCAACGCGGCCGCCGTCTTGCCCATGCCGGGCCGCGCCGCGAGGATCATCAGGTCCGTGTCTTCCAGCCCGGGCAAGATCCCGGCGACGTTTTGCCACGGTGGCACCAGGCCAGGACTTGCCGTTCCCTGGTAGCGCGCGACGATCTCGTCGTACGCGGCCGACAGCGCTGAGCGCACGTAGCGAAGGCCGCCGCTCGTCGCGCGCACGCTGCCAAGCTCGCTCAGGCGGGAGGACGCGCCGGCGATCAGCTCGTGCGACTCCCGCCCATCCGGCGCGAACCCGTCGTTGACCATCCCGGTGCCCAGTTCGATGAACTGCCGCAGGATTGCCTTGTCAGCCACGATCTCGGCATACGCGCGCACGTTCGCAGCCGACGGTGTCGTGCTGGCCAGTTCGATCAGGTACGCGCCGCCGGCGATTTCCTCGCCCAGGCCTTGCGATTCGAACCACTCGCCCAACGTGACAGCGTCATAGGGTCGGGACTTCTCCTTCAGTTCGAGGATGCCGGCGTAGATCAGCTGGTGGTCCCGGCGGTAAAACAGCTCCTCGCGCAGTACGTCGGCAACCTCGGCCAGCGAATCGGGCGACAGCATGATGCCGCCAAGGACTGCCTGCTCTGCCTCGATGGACTGCGGTGGGACGCGCAACTGGCCGCGGATCATTGTCCGACCTCCGCCCGAGCGGCCTTGTACGCGCTGAACCAGCGATACGCCGTGGCGCGCGAGCAATTGAAGTGATCACGGATCGCTGCCGGCGAGAGCCGGTCGCCCATCTCGTCCGCCCAGGTCGCGAAGCGGATGGCGAGCTCTAGGCTGGTGCCAATGCCGGGTCGGATTTCACGGTTCAGTCGCAGCGAGTTCTTCGTGGTTGCCTTCACGCGGCACGCTCCTCGCCGCCTGCTTCACCCGGCTCGCTCTTCGTCGCCTCTTCCGCCTCGCGCTCGCGCCGAAGTTGCACGCCGGCGGTGGTCAGCTCGCAGGTGCCAACCTGCGGGAACCACCAGAGCTTGTACCAATTGCGGCGGACGCAGTTCTCGAACTTCTGGCGCCAACCGGCCACACCGGCCTGGGTCTTCTTCGTGCCGCGGTACTGCCGGGCGAACTCGCGCCATGCGAGCTCGAGGAACTCGACCGGGATTCCCGCGTCGGTTGCGAAATCGAAGACGGCATGGTCTCGGGGCAGCGGCTTGTCCCCGGAAGCGCGACAGGCCTGGACGAACGCAGCGAACGTGATGCCCTCGCCCTTCTTTCTCGGCCGATCAGTGCCCCCCGCGGAAGCGGGGGGTTTGGGGGGAGATCCTTTCTGTCTCTCTTCTGTCTCTGTCTCTAGCGTGACAGTGCGTGACGTGGCGTCTTCGTGCGTGACCGCAAGTGACTTCGCCTTCGTCTCACGCTCACGCTGCGCGCGCTTCCGATCAGCCGCTGTAGCGTCTTCGCGCTTGATTTGACGGGTATCCCAGGCGATCAGCGCGTCAGCTTCAAGGGTCTTGCCCTGCATCGCTTCACGAATCGCCCGCACATCTTCCTCCTCGAAACCGAGACCAGCGGCCACGTCTTCGTCGCTCCAGCCGACCAAGTTTCCACGCGGATTTGCCTGCGATGCGCACTCAAGCATCGCGGCCCATACGGACACGACGTGACCCACCGTGACAGCGCGTGACAGCGCGCGTGACGCGCGGGACGCGACGGTTCGCCACTTCGGGTCGGTAACCGTCCCGTGATGCCAACGGAACCAGTGCTCGGCGGCCATCAGGCGGCCCTCTCCAACGGCACCTCGGGCTCGGCCAGCTCAGGATGCCGGCGCAACCACGCCGCACGATCCTGCGCGGCCTGTTGCGATGCGAATTCCGCTTTTTCCTCGGGCGACATGTCGCCGCGGGCCAACGCTTCGCGCTGCCGCTGCACGACCGCTTCCATGTGAGCGCGGCTGGGCATGGCTAAACCCTCCCCTGCTCGACGATCTCGCACAGCTTCCGCATCAGCGCCATCTGGGCCGAGGCCTGGGCCATGTTCTTAGCAAGAACCCGCTTCAGCTCGTTCTGCGTCAGACGACCATCTGCGAGCGCATCGTTGAGCTCTTTGTCGAGGTCACCTTCCGCTGCATTCGCGCGCAGAAGCAGCTGGAAGACGGTGCCTTCGGCCGACGCGTCCTCCGCCTTCTGGAGCACGAACCCATGCTCGGCGCTGAGCGCATGCAGCATCCGATAGTCCTTCGTGAAGGCCATGATCGTGTTGGCTTCGCGAACGGTCAGGTGGTGCGTGTCGTTGTTCGGATTGACCTTGTTGCGAAGCACGGCCGGCGACATGCCGATGCGCGGTGCGAGGGACTCGGACCCACCGGGGTAGTCGTGGACCGTCTGATACGCGGCGTCGATGATGTTCATCGGGGGATTACCTGAACGTGGTTATTGCCGGCGCCGCGACGCACGATGGCGCCATGGACACGCAACGAGGGATTGATGGGAGCCGTGCCCGGCATCGCCGCCGGGCGTGCGCGCATTGCGCTGGTGTTGGTGAGCGTTGCCAGGCCTTCGACGGCCTCCCCCTGTCGGCCGTTGCTCATGGGCGTCGCCTTGGCGCCGCCCAAAGCCGCTCGATTGCTCTTTCGAGCGCTGCGGCTTGCAAGTACAGGTCGGTGGACTTCATGGCGGTCGCCCCCTCAGGCCGCCTTGGGTCGGTGCGATGGGGATTCCTCCTCATCGTTCGCCGCGTGGCGACCGTTGGAATCGCTGCCGAGCGGGACGTGGTAGCCGGTGATCTGCCCCGCCTGGTCTCGCGTCCAAACGATGTCCGGGCGGAGGTGCTCGCACCGGATGCCGCTGAGCTCTTCGAGCTTCGGGCAGTGCTCGGGCGGCAGTGGCCGCTTCCCGTTGACCCATTGCCAGACCATGCCGGCGGTGAGGTGCAACGCCTTCGCCGTGGCAGCTTGGCCGCCGATAGCCTTCACAGCCTGCTCAAGGGGTGTCGGTTCGCTCATGTGCCGGAATACTAGCCATGCTATTGACCTCTTTCAATAGCTCGGCTCGTTGTCCCGACAGACGGCTATCCGTAGCTTCGCTACGCATGAGCCGCCCCCGCCTCCTAACTGACCCAGACGACGTCGCGGCTTCGGACGAGTTCAAGCGCTGTCTGGTCGCCTCGAAGAAGACGCAGGAGCAGGTCGCAGCCGAGATCGGCTCCGGCGTCAGCCAGGGCACCGTCTGGCAGTGGGCGAACCGTCGCCTCGCAATTCCGGCGAGTCGCGCTGCGGATGCTGCCCGCGCAGTAGGCACTACACCCGACAAGATCAGCACCGAGCATCGCCGGTTCTGGGCGAAGGCGAGCGCCTGGATAGATGAGGCTCCGCATCAGTATCGCGGCCCCATGCCAACGTTCGGGTATGAACCGGCACCGGACCTCGGCGCGTCTCAGCATGTGGGAATCGCGCTCTCTACAGTCGCCGACGCGATGATCGTCATCCGGGCTTACCTGGAGGACAAAGGGGAACCTGTCGAAAACCTGCCAGATCCGGTGCTGGTGAAAGCCGCACTGGACCTGGTGGTGGAGCGCGCCGAACCCCTCACCCTCACGAACGTCATCGCATTCAAACGACAGCTCGCGACGAGGTTGAAGGAAACCGACAATGGGGATGAACGAAGGGAAGCTGCGGGAGCTGGTTGATCTGCTGGATCAGCGTGTTGTCCGGGTCCAGACGCCGCGCCCCGAACTCAAGATTGTGCCTTTCATGCCGCCGCCGGAGCCCGGCATGGACAGCGTTACGCGCGAGGCAATGACGCAGCGGATCCGCGACCTTCAGCGCATGTATCAGCTGGGATGGCTGGTGCGGCAAGAAACTTTCCACGTGCCCGGCATCGAGCTGCTCGAGGACGGTGAGTTGAGCGCCCTGCTTCAGGACATGGAGCGCGCGCGCGAATGCATCGTCGAAGGAGTCAGCTTCGACGATGCCGGTTTGGTGCGTTCTCGCGCCTGACTAGAAGCCCTTCGGCCGATACTTCATCCCGCCATTCGCCGGCTGTGCTGCAGCCGGCAACGCGCTAACGGTTGGCGCCGAAGCGGTAGCCGATTTGAGCGCGGCGATCCGATCAACGATCTCCTTCGCGTGCTTTTCCACGAGGCCCGACGACGTTCCCAACGCCGTGGCGTTGTAGGACTCGACTTCGAAGTGCCCCATCTGCTGCCCGTCCGAGCGCAGCACCTTCACGGTGCTTCGGATGCTATCGCGTCCGGCCATGATGCCCACCAGGAATCGAGCGGCGCCGTTGCGCATGTAGTAGTTGTTGATCCGAACGTCGACCTTCAGTGCAGCCGGATCACCATTCATCGCGAGCAGGCGACGATCGCTGAGCTGCGAATCAAGGCTGTCGCGGAGCAGCGCCAAGCCGGCCACGCTCATCTCGCTGGTGTTCGTGATCTCGTATGAAAACGTCTGCGCTTCCGCGACCCGGTACCCCGAGTGCATGACGCTGGTGGTCGAGCACGCTGACAAAGCCGCCAGCGCTATCGCGGCGACGGCTACGCGAATTCCCTTCATCTCCCCTCTCCAGAACGCCCACCCCTGGGCGAGTCCATTAGAGCGCTACCGTTCGTCGGCGCCTAATAGCGGGGCTATTGACTAGAGGACTAGCCATGCTATTTTCACGCCGTCGCCCCACTGTCGGGGCTAGTCCGAAGGACGACGGGCCATGTGCAAGCCGCTCATCCCCCATCTGGTGACCCTGCCCACCGGGCGCTCGGTTGCTGTCGAAGCCGACACCGAAGAGAACGCGCGCGCCGCTGCCGCGATCTGCTTCCGTCTTTATCGCTTGCCGCCCGGCACGACCGTCGTGGCCGGACCGGCTGCTCAGGCCCGCGCCTT